GGTGAGAAAGACACTGGTGGTGGACGTGAGTCTGGTTCTGATGCATGGAAACAATATATGCGTAGAAGCACAGTCACTATCAATTACGGAAAATCATTACCATTAGCACAAGGAATTAAATTCGGAGACTAAAATGCCAAAAGGCTTTTATAAAGATCCAGAACTTAAATTCGATCTTGACAAAATGCAATCTGCATTGAAAGACGTAGACTCACGTGTGGCTAGACAATCACCATTGGGCGAAAGAGATATCAATGCAATATGTCTTACGCAAATACCAAACGATCCAAATTCAATCACAGGCGGAAATGTAAGAGGTCTATATTGGACCAAACCTGACAGCACTTATGAAGAGGTGCAACGTGAAGAAGTTATAGATGAATTGCAGTATTCCGAATTTGTTAAATTGTTTGAAGATACCTATTTCAAAGAAATGTATGATGCACTTACCAAAAAATACAAACTTGGTAGGGTTAGGTTGCTTTGGAAACTTCCTAGAACAACATTGAGTTGGCATAGGGATCCAGAACCAAGATTACATATTCCAATAGTTTCAAATTTTGGTGCTCGTATGTGTATAGATACAGAAGTTCATCATATGCCTGCAGATGGCAGTGTTTGGATTACCGACAATACCAAATATCATAACGCATTCAATGGCGGAGAAGAAGATAGAGTTCATCTTGTTGCCACAGTTTTGGATTGCGATATGTCTATATTTGAATAATTTGGTAAACCACTTTCCCAAAAAACCTTGACTTAAAGTACCTAAGACTGTATATTAATATTATTATGTTAAAAACGATAACAAATATCTTTAGAGGAGATATCTCAATGACAAAAACAGCAACAATCCAGAAAAGAGTAGAATCTGCATTATTATCTGGTGCGGCATTAACATCAAGTGCTATTAAAAATAGATTTGGTGCTGGTAACCCACAAGCAGTAATACAAGCATTAAGATTCAAAGGTATCCCTGTATTCTTAAACACTAACAAAAGAAGTGGTGTAAAAGTTTACAGAACTGGTAAAGCACCTAAATTCGTAGTAGGCGCTGGATACAAAGCGATTGCAAAAGGTTTAGTTAAGTAATTAAATTTTTTTCGAATTGATTAAAATAGGCGGCTTTATGTCGCCTATTTTTTTGACTTGACTTTCAAACTTATTTCCTATATACTTGTAAAACAAGGAAGAATTTATGAGTGAATTTAAACAAGGTATTTTTAACCTATTAAAATTGTTGGGTACAAGCAGTTTAGCCTTGGCTTTGATTTACACCTTAGGTCATATCATAATTGCAATGTCAGTTGTGAGTGTAATGACTGGTGCAAGTCTTTGGGAGGCTGGTGCAGTTGCTTTAATAGAGCCTAGTATTAATGGTGTTTGGTTCTATGTTTTACACAAAATTTGGCGAAAATTTAGTAATAATCCCAAAGCAAAAGCATTCGACGACTAAAAACCCGCATAATCATTGGCTTTTTTAACCAATCTTTTTGGTTGACTTTTTGGTACCTTAGACATTATAATAATACTATAAACAACAAGAAAGGCACCATGCAAAAACAAATAGAACAATACATAGAAAACATAAAAAAAGACTACGTTGGTTTTGGAAGACCACAAACTAAAACTCAACAAGAAGTTCACGAAAACATGAAGAACGAGTTCAACGACAGCATTAGAGTTGAACCTGGTAAGAAGTATATTAAAATTACTACTGCCATTGGAACTAGCAGATCAGTTCATTCATTTTTAGCGGCAAAAGACTTCACTACTTCAAAAGGTGTGCAGTTTAAAAAAGGTGATATCCTTAAGGCGGCTAGTTGGCAAAATCCAACTTTGAATGCTCCAAGAGGTAACATTTTTGGTGATTATGTCGTTAAATGGACTGGTGCGTGTTATATGGACGGTCAAAAAAGAATATTAGTTTAATTAACATAGAAAGGGCAACAATGCAAACTCAAGAAAAACAAATAGTTAAATTTATGAACCACAAAGTAGATCCTACATACATTTGGCACACTGCCAAAGATGCGGCTGTTAAGGCAGTTGATGAGTACATGAAGGATAAAGAGGAACCTATGTACTGTGGTTTCGCAAATGTTAAAATCAGACCTGCAAAAGGTAAGTTCGTTAATTTCTTAAAACAACAAGGAATTGGTGATATTGCATATAAAGGTGGTTGGAGAATATCTTACTACGATATTATGCCAAAAAGTCATCCTTGGAGAATGACACAATCTATGAGTATTAAAGAAATTGGTTGTGATGCGTTCGCAAATGCTTTGGAATCTTTTGGTTTAGATTGCATAAGTGAAAGTAGAGCAGACTAATAGGTTGACTTTTTTGAATAAAGAAAGTAAAATGAAGTATAAGAAAAGGCAAACATAAAAGGCAAGAAAGGGCACAATGCAAAACACTATATACGTTCTGGAAGGTTCTTACAGAAACAAATTAATAGAGAACCAATCATTTCAATTACTAAAACCATATCAACCACATCCGCACAAAGAAGGTGGATACATCACAGTTAAGGTTGATCCAAAAGATTATCCTGGAGCAACATCGGATAAGATTAAGGTCAATGTGGTGAGCGAGAGCCAATTGAGAGATTCGGCTCCTGAACAACCTAAAGAAGAAAGCGATACTGAGACTGTGGAGAGAATGAGAAAAAGATTCACAATCTTAGACAGCATGACAAAGGCTTGTAAAAAAGGTGATGTCAGAGCAATGATAGTTTCAGGACCTCCAGGTGTTGGTAAAAGTTTTGGTGTTGAGACCGTGCTAGATAGATATGGTGTTGTGTCTACACTAGGAAACACAAAACCTAAATATGAAGTTGTAAAAGGTGCTATGTCACCAATTGGTCTATATTGTAAACTTTACAATTATTCAAGTGCCGATAATGTATTGGTATTTGATGACTGTGATAGTATATTGTTAGACGATTTAAGTTTGAACATTTTGAAGGCGGCACTTGATTCTAAGAAAACTAGAAGAATATGTTGGAACACAGACTCCCATATGTTAAGAAGAGAGGGTGTGCCTGATACATTTGAATTTGCTGGTTCAGTAATTTTTATTACAAACATTAAATTCGATAATGTAAAAAGTAAGAAGTTGAGAGATCATTTAGAAGCATTAGAAAGTAGATGTCATTATATTGATTTGACAATTGATACTATTAGGGAGAAGATCCTAAGGATTAAACAGATTGTTACTGATGGTATGCTTAAGAGTTATGCATTACCAAAAGAAACAGAAGATGGTATTGTTGCTTTTATAGATGAGTATAAAAGACAATTAAGAGAAATAAGTTTGAGAACGGTTCTTAAGATTGCGGATTTGGCAAAAGCATTTCCAGAAAATTGGAAAGAAATGGCAAAACAGACTGTTTTAAAACCTGTGTAATGGAGTTATAATGTTAATGATGAAAAAAGCAAAAAGAAACAAATTGGAAAGAAAACTAGACGAATACAACCACACTATGGAATTGATTAGAACAATAGTTCCTATTGCGGTGTTGGCTTTACAAATATACATTTTGGTGAAACTGATATGAGAACACAACCACAAGACGTTATTGCAAAACTAGAAGCAGACAATAGTAGACTAGCAAAGGAGAAGATATTACTAGATGCTATGAATGAAGGACTAGATGAGTTCTTCGAAGGCTTGAAGATGTGTTTGGATAAGTTGTACACATTTGGAGTGAAGCAAGTTCCAACAAAAGATGAAGTGGTTGCTGGACAAGGATGTCCTTGGAATGTATTCAAGGATCTAGCAGAAAAACTTTACAATAGAGAATTGACTGGACACAATGCCAGAGATGCTATAAACCTTGTAATGAGTTCAGCGACAGCAGAACAATGGAATGGCTTCTATAGAAGAATATTAATTAAAGATTTGCGTTGCGGTGTTTCAGAAAAAACTGTGAACTCCGTTGCAAAAAAGAACAAGTTTGGCAAGTACATGGTGCCCGTGTTTACTTGCCAACTTGCCCATGATTCAGCAAACCATGAAAAGAAATTAGTGGGTAAGAAAATGTTAGAAGTGAAACTAGATGGTGTAAGAACTTTGGCTATCGTACATCCAGATGGTAAAGTAGATATGTTGAGTAGAAATGGAAAAGAGTTTACAAACTTTGGACACATACAAGATGAGATCTCCGCAGTTGTTAAACAAGATCCACCACCATATCCTTTAGTGCTAGATGGTGAAGTAATGAGTGAGAACTTCCAAGACCTAATGAAACAGGTACACAGAAAAGGAAGTGCTGATGCCAAAGATGCAGTGCTTCATTTATTTGATTTCATACCATTAGAAGAATTCAAAAAAGGTAAATGGGACAAGACACAAACATTGAGAACTGCCATGTTAAAGGCTTGGTACCAAAAGCATGAAACCAATTTAAACGCCGTTAGAGTGCTGGATCATGAAATTGTGGACTTAGACACACCCGAAGGGCAAACGACGTACACAGAGGTGAATAAAAGGGCCGTACAGGGAGGATATGAGGGTATTATGATTAAAGATCTCGAGGCTCCATATGAATGCAAAAGAAGTCATGCTTGGCTAAAACTAAAACCATTTATTGAAGTTAGTTTGGAAATTAAAGCAACAGAAGAAGGTACTGGTAGAAATGTTGGTAAATTAGGTGCTTTGATTTGTGAGGGTGTTGATGATGGTAAAAAGATTAAAACTAATGTTGGTTCTGGTTTGAGTGATGACAACAGGGATAAATTTTGGGAAAGCAAAGACAAACTTATTGGTCAGATTGTAGAAGTGAGAGCAGATGCAATCACAAAGAACCAAGACAGCGAAGACACTTATTCTTTGAGGTTTCCAAGATTTATGAGATTTAGAGGATTTGACTTAGGAGAGAAAATATGAACAAATTTAAATGGTGGATACTAGATAATTTACCCGCTGTCTTTATAATACTGGTTTTTACGTTTGGTATTTTTATGGCGGCTAATCAGGCAGGTGTGCTTTGAAGAAGAAAAGAAAATTTAAAATAAGAAAGCCAGTGGAGGAAAAATGGACATTCACACAATGGGACGGACCTCCATATTCTTATAGTGTAAAAGTAAATGGCAAATTAAAACGAATGAGTGGTTTTGATGAGGAACATATTAAGAATCAATTGTGGCCTAGAAAAGCAACAATGATTAGGAAGGTGAAAGATGCCTAGAGCAAAGAAAAAATACAATCAAATGGATCATATGGTCCAGTTAGGCAAAGTTGGTTCTTTAATGCAGGCATCAATACAATTGAATAAGTTAATTCTAAAAGAAAAAAGAGTGCTTAAACAAATTGAACAATTAAGATTAGTAAAAGATATTAAAAATGACTAAAGAAGTAGACATAATAAAGAAAGCAATGGCGGACAACAAGAAAGTTTTCTTGAAGGAAATGAAACAACTGAACGATAAGATTGATAACTTGGACAAGCGTCTTACCAAACACATTGATTTTATAGAAAGGGTGTATGGACCGCTATCAAGCAGTATCGATAAGTTTAAGAAATTTTTTAGGTAATAGTATGATAAACATAGAAAATTGCGGATGGTGTAATAAATTAAGGAATTGGGCGATAGATACAGCCACAATACTATTTGACGATAATCATAATGATTTAAGAGCATTACCAAAGACTGTGAGATTACAGATCCTTGTCGTATTAAGTTTCGTATGGAGCACCGTATTCACAGTTTATTTCTTTAATATTTCAACAATGCTTTATGGTTGGGTAGGTTTAGTTATTGGACATTTGGGAATTATATTTGCCATGTATGCCACATTCAAGCAGTTCCACAATGCACAGAAAAAATTTATAAACTACAAATTTGACAGTTATCATTCCGCTGGCAGAACCAGAGGTTTTATGATTGGTAGAGACAAAAAGGGAAATCCTTACAAAGTATATTTTGATCCAAATGATCCAGGAGGTGAGCATGAGTAAATGGATAGTTGGAGTAATGTTCATTGTTGTGATAGCAATGTTCTACAAAGGCATAGAAGTATTAGGACCAAGCAACACAAACAGAGATGTGTTGTATGAAGGTCCAAAAAAAACTACAGAACAAAGATGGAAGGCGGCTTTCGAATGGATGGAAAAGAGAAAAAATTAGATCAGTTTGAAATAGAAGCAAAGACTTCTGGTGGTGCAGTATTCGAACAAGGTGTTAAGATGTCGAAAAGTAATAAGGCAATTAGAAGGATAGCGGAGCCTCTTATGGCGAAACATTGGAAAGACAGTGTGACAAATCTACATAGAATTTATAGAGTAGCGGAATATCTACACAAAAGAACAAAGAGATTAAAATGAATAATGAATTATACAAAAAGGTAGCCAAGTTTATTCCAGAAGTAGAATGGGCAGTGCATGAACCTTTGATTGAAAAAATTAATAAACTTAAAAAAGAAAAGAATGCAGTGATACTGGCACATAGTTATATGACTCCAGAAATATATCATTGTGTGGCCGATATAGTTGGAGACTCATTAAAACTTGCAAAAGAATCACAGAAAGCAAAAGCAGACGTCATTATAATGTGTGGTGTACACTTTATGGCTGAAACGGCTAAGATATTAAATCCTGACAAGAAAGTATTGATACCTGATATGTCGGCAGGTTGTTCACTTGCTGAATCTATTACAGGAGAGGATGTAAGACTTTTAAAACAAAAATATCCTGGTGTGCCAGTTGTTTCTTATGTAAACACATCAGCAGATGTAAAAGCAGAGACGGATATATGTTGTACAAGTTCTAACGCAGTAGAGATAGTTGAGTCGTTGGGTGTAGACAAAGTTATATTTTTACCAGACGAGTATCTAGGCAAGAACGTTGCCGCACAGACTAAAGTGAAGATTATCACATTTCACGGAACTTGTATAGTGCATGAAAGATTTACGCCAGAAGAAATTAGAGAATACAGAAAAAACTATCCTGGCATAGTTGTATTAGCACACCCAGAGTGTCCACCAGAAGTTGTAGCAGAAGCAGACTACACTGGATCAACTTCTAAGATGAGTAACTACGTGAGAGACAAACAACCTAAGAAGGTTTTGATGGTTACGGAATGTTCTATGAGTGACAATGTCGCTATTGAGAATCCCAATGTCGAAATGATTAAACCTTGTAATTTATGTCCGTATATGAAAAAAATTACTTTGCAAGGAATCTATAATAGTTTAACAAACGGAACAGACGAAGTTAAACTGACTGATGCAGTGATGGATAAAGCAAGATTATCTATAAAAAGAATGATTGAGGTAAAATGAAGATTTGCATAATATATGGACATCACAACACTAAAAGCAGTTTCAATGCCGCTATCAGAGATACCTTTATCGAAGAAGCAGAAAAATGTGGACACGAAATCGATTTGATTAATTTGTTTGATGAAAAGGAACAATTACCATTTTACAATTCAGATATAAATCCACCACCTCAATTGGTATTGGATTATAGGAAAAGATTAGAAAACAGTGACGTTATGTTCCTAATTGGTTCATGCCACAATTTAAGGATGCCATCAATACTGGAAAATTGGGTTGACTGGGTACTACACCCTAAATGGTTTTTCAGTTATAGAGCATTGGTGCCTGGCAGTAAATTTTTTAAGAACTATGGATATCCGGTGCCTGGAGCAATGAATGGTAAATTAGGATTGATATCAATCACATACGGTGGACCTATGGTGACCTATTTTAATTTTAGTTTATTTGATAATATTCCTTATAGAAGAATAAAAAAGGCAGTGTTTAACTTGGGTGGCATGGTTACGAAGTATATAAGGTTTTATTCTGTGTTACCTGGCATGGATAAAAAGGAATTTGACAGTCATATGAATAGAGTAAGAAAACTTGCAAGGAGTTTAAATCCAAACAAGAAGAAAAAAATAAGTTGGTGGGCATAATGAAAAGTTACACATTAGATATCAAAGTAGGTGATAAGGTTGAAGTTGGACGTTTTAGAAACGTCATGACTACTGTCAGAGCAATAGAGGTAGACGAACACGGACAACCAGTTATTATTACAAGCAAAGGTCCTAAAAAGTTATTAAGCCTAAGACTTATGAAGTTATCACCAGGTGCAAAAACTCCAAAACAGATACTTTTAGAGAGAAATAAAACAAAAAAATCTTGATTTTTCTTCATTGAGACTATATAGCATTTATAGTACCATGGAAAAAACAGAAATAAAAAAGCCTACCATACAAGAAAGAATAGCCAGTCGTGTAAACGAAATACTAGATCCAGTTGAGGCATGGCTTGATAGATACAACAACAATCCTGATAGATTTAATCCTGAAACCTTAAAACTTGTTCCATTGTTCAAAAAGGAAAAGGTGGGAGGTGTACACGCAAGAAAGATACAGGAAAGGTTTGAAGAACCATACAAAGAATTCAAAGAACTATTAGACCTTAGGAAGAAAAACTTAAAGTTCAAGGAACTGGATGACGAGGAAGATTTTGATTCGGATGATAGGCAGTTGCTTGAAGCATACGAAGATGTATCAGATGAAACAATCAAAAAAGGTATACAAGCATACGACAACATCTTTGAAGCCTGCGATTACATGATTAGTATTGCAAACGCAAATAGGAAGCCACGCAAAAAGAAAGAGAAGTCTCCAGAGCAGTTGGTGGCAAAAATGCAGTACAAAAAGGAAGACACAAAATTAGAACTCAAATCCATAGATCCTACTGAAATAATATACGCAGAAGAACTTTGGGTGTACAACACAAAAACAAGAAAGTTGGGCCATTACGTTGCTAGGACATTAGATCCAAGAGGTCTGAATAGACCAGGCACAGGATTAATGGTCAAGGGCACGTCTATCAAAGGATTCAATGAAGAAGCCAGTGTGCAAAAAACACTCAGAAAACCTGAAAAGCAGTTAGAGGAATTCACTAATTCAGGCCCTAAAAAAGTGCTTGAATTTTATGATGCTATTAAGACTATGGGCATTAAACTCAATGGACGTATTAATACTGAAGTTCTTTTACTCAGAGCAGTTAGATAAATAACTTTATATGAGCATAAGAGACGATATAATTTCTATTAAAAATGGGTTGATTACACTTGGCAATGCCATTGACAATCTCAGTGTACACGGCGAAGACTCTGAGCAGATAGTTAATTCAGCAAAAACAATTAACTTCAAAGGCAAAGACCATAACTCAATCTATGGAAAAGGTTTACAATGGAGTGGCATGGGTAATACTAAAATGCTTAACTTCCAAGGTGATCCTGATAGACTGTGGAGTTCAAACACAATAGACCTACATCACGAAGCACATTATTCAATCGACAGAACACCTGTTTTAACATCAGAGGAACTAGGACCAACAATTAGAAAATCTAACCTAAGAGAAGTTGGTATATTAAATGGATTAGCAGTTAACGGAAACGTTAACTTCGATCAATTTGTGTTCTTTGATTCAGGCATGAGCAGATTGGGTATTGGTGCTGAAGCAATGAACGGACAACTTTCCGTTGCTTCTAACTATGTAGAATTTATTGTACAACCTAACGAAGATCACACAAACATAGGTAACTGGACAACACACGAATTAAGAATTCAAACTGACAGCACAGACAGAATCACAGTAAGAGCAAACGGTGATATTGTTATAGGTAACAAAGGTGGCACAGATAACACTGTTAACATTCATGGTAAACTAGGAGTAGGTGTATCTAATTTAAGAGGCGATGCATCTTTAGAAGTGTCTGGAGCATTAAGATTCAAAGGTAGAATATTCGACGTCGGATCCGAAGAGCCAACACAAGGCACTTATTCGCAAGGTGATGTAATTTGGAACATCAACCCTACACCAGGAAACATAATGGGTTGGGTGTGTACAAAAACAGGAACGCCAGGCGAATGGAAAACTTTCGGAAATATTTCAAACTAGAAAAATCAGTTAAACACTGGATATGGATAGGCAGAGTTGCTCCGCTTACCGCTCTGGTCCTGTTATTGTTATCTTTATCTTTTGAACCTACAGGTGTAACTTCTTATATCATAATAGGTATCTGTATAACTTTCGCAATAACTGCCTTTGCATGGTGGTGGTGGGTGATACACGCAGTAAAAGATATATTCAATCTACTAGGTGAAGCAAACAAAAGATTCGCTGAAGTAATCAAAGAACTAAAACAAATCAAACAAGACTATTTTAAAAAGAAGGACTAATAACTCCAAAGTTCTTTTTTGTATTTTTTAGAAAGGTTGTCGTAGTATGACGTATTTCGTTCTAAAGTTTTTCTTGCCAATGTTAGGGGTTTACGTTTCTGTGCGAGAATTAAATTATATTTTCCATTCCCTGTCGACAATCCTGCAATTTTAGTATTTGATTTTTTGTGATCTGGTAAAAATATATATTCTGCAAATTGTTGGCTAGCCTTTTTACAATACTTTTCTAATTTTGACTTTGTAATGTTGTCTGGTACGACAAAGATACAAACTTCTTTTTTAATCAACACAGGATCTACATCTAATGCTGACACTTGAATAATTTGGAATTTGGCATTTTTGGCAAATGGACATATACTTTTATTGCCTAATTTTTCGTGAGCCACACTAACTTTTTTTATCCACTCAGTGATATCTGTGTAAATAGAACTAGTCATTATAAACGTATTTAATTATGTTAGTCATCGGAAACGGCGAGAGCAGAAAAGCATTAAAAATAGAAGAATTAAATTTGCCCACTGTTGGGTGTAATGCCATTTTTAGAGACATCAAAGTGGACCATTTGGTGTGCTGTGATAGGAGAATGGTGCGTGAAGCAATAAAACACTCCAACACATCACAGTCTATAATATATTCACGTCCAGACTGGTGCAACGAATTCAATGTGTTTCCGGTTCCTGATTTGCCTTATGTGGGAGAATTACGACAGGATGATCCTTGGCATTGGGGCACAGGTCAATATGCGTTGTTGGTTGCCACCAAGTATTGCGTAATGGATCATATTCATATTGTTGGATTTGATATGAAAAGCAAAGATGGATTTGTCAACAACATTTACAAAGGTTCCGAATCATATGATGCTTCTTCCAAACAAGCAGTGGATCCTAGTTATTGGATATATCAGAACAGAAAGATATTTGAACACTATCCCAAGCAAAACTTCAATTTTTATGTGGACCAACATTTCAAAATACCAGAAGGTTGGGAGGAAATGTCTAATGTACAAATATTACCAATTTCCGATATCCAAAAGCATATTGTCATCTAAATACTTGACAAAAATAAAAATATTTTATATTATGTAAAATATGAGGACTTTAGCGTCGACCCTCTCTAAATATTCCGCCGTATTAAAAGGAGAACTATGAAACATCAAAGTACTAAAACATATGGCACAGATAGAGGATTCAGTTGTGCGTTCAGACAACCTAAAGCGACTCACAGCCATTGTTCATTAATTCACGGTTACAGTTTAGGATTCAAATTTACTTTTGAAGCAGATTATCTTGATGATAAGAACTGGGTATATGACTTCGGAAACTGTAAATGGATTAAAAAATATCTTGAAGACAATTTTGATCACACACTTGCAGTGGACATGAATGATCCATTACTTGCAGACTTAAAACAATTAGAAGGCAAAGGACTTGCTAAGGTTGTTGAGATGAACGGTGTTGGTTGTGAAAAATTTGCAGAACACGTATTCAATTATGTGGCTCCGCAAATAAGTAATGAAACAGCCAAGAGAGTTAAATTAGCAAGTGTTGAAGTATTTGAACATGGCTCTAATAGTGCTGTGTACCATAATACTGATAATGTCTAATTTTTTAATTTGTCTAAAACACGGAAACAAATACGGTCCGAACTACGTTAACACACTAGAACAGATGGTGCGAAGGAATAGCACCGTGCCGTTCGAATTTATTTGTTACACTGAAGATACAACAGGCTTAAACAACAGCATTAGAACTATGGACCTTACCGGTGCATATGGAGTTCAAGGCTGGTGGCACAAACCTTTACTGTTCAATCCAAATAATCCAATCGGTGCTCCTGGAGACACAATCCTTTATATGGACTTAGATGTAATTGTTTTTAGGAACATAGACAAATTATTTTCTTTTAAAGAAGGAAAATTTTGTGTGATAAGAGATTTCAATAGATCAGCAAATCCCCAATGGCAAAAATTTAACAGCAGTGTGGTACGATGGCAGATAGGTCAACATCCACAAATTTATAATGACTTCATAAAGACAGCACCAACGCAAGTAAGAAGATTCCATGGAGATCAAGATTGGTTATATTCACAAGTGTTCAACACAAAAGACTTTGAATTTTGGCCCGATGAATGGATAATGAGTTATAAATGGGAAATGCGTAACCGTCCGCCTATGCACAGAAGACAAGATGGAATAAGAGATTTTATTAGTCCTGGTGTTCCCAACATTAAACCTGAAACTTCTATCGCAGTATTTCACGGAGATCCACAGCCTGGAAACTGTCAAGATCCTTGGTGTAAGGAAAACTGGCGTTGACGCATACCAAAATATTTGCTATAATAAAGAATGACTAGACGTATTGGATTCTGCTGTCAATGGTTCCACCATGATAGATCACTTAAAAAGAAACAACTAGAAGAAATAGAAAGACCAATGAACACACGTGCAACGACTGTGCGTTGGTTGAACGAACACAAAGATGAAGCAGAAGCGAAACTTGATTTTGTATTCAAACACAACATAGATGGTATTAAAAATTTAATTTTAAAAGTTTCCACACTTCCTAAAAGCAGAAGAATGTGTAGAATTAGTTCTCCTATATTGCCCGTGGCTACACAGGCTGACTGGAGATACTACTGGGACAAACCTGAAATAATAAAATATTGTGAAAAGCATTTCGCAGAGGCAGGTGAACTTGCAAGAAAACATGACGTGAAAGTTAGTTTTCATCCCGGACAATTCACAGTACTTGCTTCTGATAATCCAGACATTGTAGAAAGATCAATTGATGAATTTGAATATCATGTAAACATGGCACGTTGGATGGGATTTGGCAAATCTTTCCAAGACGGTTGCAAGATTAATGTGCATATATCAGGTAGACAAGGTCCAGAAGGAATCATTAAAGCAATACCTCGGATGTCGCCTGAAGCACGTAATCTACTGACGATAGAAAATGATGAGATGGGTTGGGGACTAGAATCCTCTTTAGAACTAGAAAAACATTGTGCGTTGGTATTAGACATACATCACCATTGGGTAAGAACAGGTGAATACATACAAGCAAATGATGACAGAGTAAAAAGAGTGATAGATAGTTGGCGTGGTGTAAGACCAACTATGCACTATTCATATTCTAGAGATGAATGGTTATCTCCAGCATACCCAGATGGAAAAATGCATGAAGGAATTCATGATATGCAAACACTTTTGGATAAAGGGTGTAAGAAACAAAAATTACGAGCACACTCAGATATGCTACCCAATCGTGCAGTAAATGAGTGGGCATTGACATTTTTACCAAATCTTGACATACAGGTTGAAGCAAAGGCTAAAAATTTGGCGGCTGAACAACTACACACTCAGGCTCAAGAATTGGATCTTGTATAAAAATAAATACAGCATATGAAATACGATCAAATTACTGAAGCGAAGAAAAATCGCGAAGACAAACTTGAAGTTGTTAAACTACCTTACAAGTTAGGCGATCTATCTCCTGTACTGTCTAAAAATAATGTAGACTATCATTACAATGTTTTAACAAAAGCATACGTTAGAAGATACAACGAAGGAGAAGGTGATCCTGATTTTAATTATGGTGGTGCCAAACTTCACAATTTGTTTTGGAGTCAATTACGTAAACCAACACCATCAAACAAACCTAGTGGTGCAGTTAAAGAATTAATTGAAAAAAATCATAAAACATTTGATGCATTTAAAAAAGAAATGTTAAGAATGGCAATGAGCATACAAGGTTCTGGTTGGGTATACATGGCACGAAATGGATCGATAAAGAAAACTCCAAACCAATCTTACAAAACAGATATATTGATGCCAATTGATATGTGGGAACATTCTTTTATGGATTACATTCCTGCCAAAGATGCTAAAAAGAAATATGTAGAAAGCATGATGAGAATTATTGATTGGGAACAAATTAATCAAAGACTATCATAGGAGGAAAAACAATGATAACATCAGTACAAAAATGGATCAATGCAAGGATCAAAGAAAGAACTACTCTTGACGGAGCAATTCTTATTGGTGCGGGTATTGCCTTTTTAATTTTCAAACCTATAGCAAGTATAGTGGCATACGGAGCGATTGCCTACGGTGCTTGGACTATTTGGAAATCAGAATAATTAAAGTGAACTTATAGGTGTGTCGCTTGATGCGTCCATTCTAAGAACTTGTCTTTGTTTGACACCTTGTTGTTGAGCAAATTTCTTTGGATTGCATGAGTGGCACACGTGTTTATAAAAGTTAGTAAGTCTTTTCTTTTCTATCTTACCTTTCGCCCTTTCAAACTCTTTACCACAACTATCACATTGAAACAAGTATATTGTCTTTATCCTAGTGCATTTGTGCTTATTGCCCAGTTTACTCTTACGGATTGATTCAGTTTTTATTTGTTTTTCACCTTTAAACATATACTTATTTACATTAGCATTAGTAAAAATTCCATAAATACAAATGAAATAGGACAAAAAATTATGCCAATAATGACATTGACTGACACAGCAGAAAAGAAGATTAAAGAACTGTGTTCAAACAATAATAAGTGGGCAGTGCGTTTAGGCATAAAAGGCGGTGGCTGTGCAGGTTTTTCCTATGATTGGGGTTTTGCAGATCAAGGTGAAATGCAGGACAACGACGAACTAATTGAAACAGAAGGTGGAAGATTAGTTGTAGACAGCCATAGTGTAATGTACCTATTAGGAACTGAATTGGATTATGTTAATGAAGTGTGGGGTTCACATTTTGATATCAAAAATCCTAACGCAAAAAGCAGTTGCGGTTGTGGAGAAAGCATTCAGTTCGATTTGGAAAAAGTAAATGGCTAAACAATTTGTAAACATTGGAATAGAAGGAAACGACGGGACGGGTGATAGTATCAGAGACGCCTTTAATAAGGTAAATGAAAACTTCACAGAACTGTATGCAGTATTTGGTCAAGGTGGTCAAATCAGTTTCACTTCATTAAGCGACACTCCTAACACATTAGGATCGAATAAAATTCCTGTATCTAATTCGGCGGGCAACGCAATCACGATGCGTGGCATCACTGGAACAGGTATAGCAGTAGATTTAAATTCAGATCCAAACAACATCCAATTATCGGTTACAGGAACTTCTGTTGCTTCAGACACAACACCAGGATTAGGTGGTCCACTTAATGCAAATAGTTTCGCTATCGCAAACGTCGGCATAGATCAGAATGCAGTAAATGATTACAACACTACACACGGAACTAATATTTCATTAGATGATGTTGTAATAACAAAACGATATGCAGACTTAAATTACCTTGCAAGTTCAGGCGGTACAGGAACCTTAGGTGAAATAAGAGTTAGATCCGAACCGGCAAACGCAACAGACTACACAAAAACAATTACACAATTTCAAAATGGAAATTTAAATATTCCATCACACGGATTTTCAAATGCTTCCAATGGTTTAGCATTTAAATATAAAACCACAGGTTCAGCGGCTACAAACTTAACAGACAATCAAGTTTACTATATTAGATTTGTTGATGCAAATTATATTAGTTTACACTCAACTAAATCTGAAGCGACTAATAATAATGACGCAACAAGAGTAAAAATCACAGTAAGCGGTGGATCAGGAACACAAACTATCGTAGACAATGAATATGATAGTTCATTAGATGGTTTTTATCTAAGCACAGAAGCAATACAGAGACAATCCGCAGTTAGACGTCAAGGTGACAAGATGACTGGTAACTTGTTCCTAAGTGATCACCCAGGTGACCTAGCAGGAGCAGGAACTCCTAACTCACAAGACGATTTACAAGCGGCTACAAAATATTATGTGGATAATACAAGTTATGCTTCTACAAAAAATTTATTTGTTAGCACAAATGGTGACGATACAATGTCTGGTGTACCGGCAGATAAATTTGGTAGATCATTAAGTTATGCATACAAAACAATAGCGAAGGCTTGTGAAAGAGCACAGCAACTAATTGAAACATCTCCAATTGAACCAGGACCATATCAACAGACTGTAACTTACGGAAGTGGTGCAACTAATTCCACAATTTCAACAGCGGCAGTAACGAATTCATTCTCGGCGGCACAAACGGCATTGAGAGCAGGTATGGCGGCTAACAAATCATTTATAACAAATGAAGTAATTGGTTATCTAAACAATACATACCCAACATATTTTTACAATGTAAGTAGATGTAAATTAGATTTAGGTTTAATACAAGACTCGATAGTAACTGACGTATCAAACGGACTGACGGCAAACTTCCATGCCATTCAGGCAGGAAAAAGATATTACAGTTCTAACAGTGGTTTGAAAGCAATCAATCAACAGAGAACAGAAACGTTGGCGGCGATTGCATACGCAAAAACTGTAACAGCAAACGTTTTAAACAAAACAACACCTGCATCAACTTATCAAGGCAAATTTGCAGTATTGTCCGACGGGTTAAGTGCAAACACATTTACAATATTCACAGGAGCAAACGATTACGTCCACACTTACGTCAGTGGTGGTACAGTCACAGTAGGCGCAACCACAATTAATATTTCAACAGCGACTTACAACAACGCATCAGGTATAGTTACCGTTACAACAGTCTCACCACACGGTGCAGTGGTTGGAGATATTGTACAGGTTGCTAATATTACATGGAGTTGTTCGTTAGGAAATAAAGTTTATCCTGAAGTTGTTTCACAAGACACAAGTTTCGCAGGCACAGTTGATCAAGCGGCAAAAGATAGTGCGGCGGCTAAATTTGATGTAATCACAAACTTGATAAACAATTACAATTACAATGTTTCACAAACTGACGGAAGCACATACACAATCACTATCTCAAATGGTGGTAATGGAAACGTTGACCAGAACGCCACAGGTAACAAAGATTTAGTACCAGGAAAAGTTTTACGTGGTAAAACTTCTGGTGCATTAGGATTGCTTATCAAGGTTGACCAAGGTGCAACCAATGACACGTTGGAAATGTTCTTGTTGGAACCCAAAGAATTCGAAGTATCAGAAGAAGTTGAATTCGGAAACAAAGTTAAGACAACACAGATTACTATCCATGTTGAATCAGGTATATATGAAGAACATTTACCTATCAGAGTTCCTGCAAACGTTTCAATCAAGGGTGACGAGTTTAGAAGAACTATTGTAAGACCTAAAACAGGTGTTTCAGAATCTATATGGGCGGGAATACACTTCTTTAGAGATACAACTTTCGACAGTTTAACTCTTGCATCACAGAACTATGGTTATCATTATCTAACAGATGTAACAAATTCTTCTAGTGCTAAGAAAAACAATGCTGATATGGACGTGTTCTTAATGAACGACGCAACCATTATTAGAAACATGACTATTCAAGGACATGGTGGATTTGCACAGGTGCTCGATCCTGAAGGACAGATATTAACTAAATCACCTTACATACAGACAGGTGCTTCATTCAGTAGAGTAGAAAATAAAAAATTATTCAGAGGTGGTATGTTGGTAGATGGTTTCGTTGGAAATCAAGAAGTGACTATCAGCAACAAAGTAGATGCATTCACATTAGACATAACAAGTACAGCAGGGCAAGGATTATACATTAGAAAACCTGAACTGCCTGCTCCATTCTATATTGCAGGAGTAAGATATCAAGTCACAGCCATTAAAAATTACGATCAAGCAAATGGAACGGCACAAATTTTATTAAGCAGTGATTCCAATAGTGGTAATGGGTACACAGGTTCCACACCATACAATATTGTAATACAAACAGGTGGTAATAGATCATTACTAGCAAATGATTATACACAGGTCAACGACTTAGGTTATGGACTTGTTGTTACCAACGGTGCATTGTCAGAACAAGTTTCAACTTTCACTTACTATTGTGAAACTGGTATGTTCGCAAACAACGGTGGTCAGATACGTTCATTAAATTCTTCTTGTGCGAACGGTAACTTTGGATTGAAAGCGGAAGGATCTAATCCAAACGAACTGATAGACAATATCACACTTGCTGACAACATGACACAAACAGGATTAATTTACAATCCTGGCACAACAGATTTTGCACAGAACACAGATGCCACAGCAATTTATGTGTTCGACACAGAATATATTCCATTCAACTTAGGTGAAGTAGAGATTGATCACGGTGGATCAATTGGTATAGTGAGATACGAAATATCTAACATAGAAACTACAAATGCACCTATACAACCAGCGACTAGAAGTGGAACTGTTTACAAAGTAAACTTATCTACAGCAGGTTCCAACACCACTTCAAGTACAGGATTGAAAGCGGCAGTTGCCGATATGCAGGCTGTTACGATAAGAAACAGTAGAGCATTTAGATTTGAAAACGTAAATGACGTTGCACCAACAAGACCAAGCACAGCGATTGTGTTTGATGAATACACAGACGCAATTTACAGATCAATAGCATTTGGAAATACAGATCCAATTGGTACTGCACTAGGTGCCAACGAAGCATTGATCACAATGGATTCACCATACGACACAGTCAAGATGAACGTGAACATGACTGAAGCACAAAACAATACATATGCGGGTGCAGGAACTACAATGGGTGCCACAGTAGGTGACGTTGTAATCGCGATAGACAGAGTGACTCAAGCAAGTGATGTGGCAAGATTGAACAACGGTGATATGATATTTGGTTGGGACGGAAAAGTCCACAGAATCACAAGTTACACAGACAGAACCACTTATGGTACGATAACAATCCAAGATGTAAACAACATTCAACCAACACCAGTTGGCTCGGGTATCCATAGCACCATGTATAGAGCGTCAACAAGTGTAAACCTAAGAGCAAACCTGGCTGACAACGAAACAGGAACATTGACAGTTTCTATTTCAACAATGAGAGCAACAGGTCATGACTTCCTAGACATTGGTACAGGTGGATTCAATACAACAAATTATCCAAATGTAATTTACGGAGACCCACAAGCACCAGTACAAGCAAATGAAGTTGTTGAAATTGGAAAAGGTAGAGTGTTCTATGTGTCCACTGACCAAGATGGATTCTTTAGAGTAGGTAGATTCTTCACAGTTGACCAAGGTACAGGAACGGTTACGTTCTCGGCTTCAATTGCTTTAAGTAATTTAGATGGTATAGGATTCAAACGTGGTGTTGTCGTTGCAGAATTCAGTTCTGACTCAGCGATGACTGACAATGCGTCAGACACGGTGCCAACAGAGTCAGCGGTAAGAGGATACGTAAACAGAAGATTACACTTTGATCATCAAGGGCAGGTTGTAACTAATCCAATCGGAGCAGGTGCGATAGCAAGAGATGGAACAACACCAGCAACAAATTCTTTAAGTTTAGGTGGATTCAATATTAACAACCTAGCAGATCCAGGAGCGGATCAAGATGCCGCAACTAAATCTTATGTTGATGCTGTAAACTACGCAACTGATCAGATAAGCGACAACAGAGACGCAGACTTTATCACACCATTGGCGGCTGGTAACTTATTAATGTTCAATGGCAAATTCATTATGTACACTACTCCTGCAAACGGAGGAGTTTTCAGTTCAGGTCAAACTATCACAGGATCAAACAGTGGAGCAACAGGAACAATTATAGATTTTGTACAAGCAAGTATTCCAGTGTATGGTATTGCAACAAGAATAACTTACACATTGACAAGTGGTACAAATTTCAATACCGTTGACACTATTGACAACGGTGGTGGTGTAACGGCGACAGTGTTTGACGCGGCTATACCGGCAATAGGAAATGCTGTTGTACAGGGATCATCGGATATAACAATCACAGCAGACAGAGATGCGACTGCTACAAAACTAACATTTGATATTGCAACAGGTTCAATCATTAATGCTGATATAAGTCCATCAGCGGCAATACAACAAAGCAAGTTGGCAATGAACGCCGCGACAACAAGAGCGAACTCTACAGGTATCACTCAAGCAGATTTAGGATTGGCAAGTTTCGATTCTGGAGATTTCACAGTAACAGACGGTTGGGTAACATTATCGGCAACAGGTGTTGACTATGCTGACTTACCTGATTTAGATCAATTCCAAGTCATAGGTAGAACAACAGCAGGCACAGGAGATGCCACTGCTGTATCATTCAGTTCCGTTGTAACTGACGGTGGTGGTATTGTTGACGGTGACTTTGGCGTAGAAGTTGCACAGGCGGCTGATCCAGGAGAAGCATTAATTAAAACTGGCGCAGGCACATATGGTTTCTCTAATGTAACAAAATCTAGAGAAGCAAATAGTATTGTAAAAACAGATGCAGATGGCCAGATAGATTTAGCAAAATTGGCATTGAATGGCAATACAGCATTTGACGTAGATTCGAGCAAAGTAAGATTAACAACGCAAGGTGGAGTTGTTGCATACGAAGTTATAGGTTCAACTGCGAACAACACGGTACACACTTTCTCAGGTAATCAATTTGGATTTGGCGGAGCAGATGCTTCTGCAAGTCAAAGTAACGACGCAGGATCTGGTGTTAACACAATTCCGGCAATAGCAAGTGATTACATCTACACAAAAACTATTGAGGACGGTGCAAAAGGAACATCATTCACAGGTATAGTGTTCGGTAACAGTAGTACATATATTGATGATTATGATGACTCAACTGAAGGTAAGATAGGTTTAGTTGCAGGCGGAACAACCACTGTGATTGCAACACCACACGCATTAATTCCAGGTGGAGCAGGTGGTAATGCGGCAACAAATATCAACATGGGTGACTCTAGCAATAGATTCAACACAATGTACGCGACAGTGTTCGATGGAACGGCTACTCAGGCTCAGTATGCTGACTTGGCGGAAAAATTTGTTGCGGACCATAACTATCAACCAGGAACGGTATTGATGTTTGGAGGTCCAGAAGAAGTTACAATATCAATTGGTGAAAACAACAAGGCAGTCGCTGGTGTTGTTTCACAAAAACCTGCGTACTTGATGAACAACAAATTGAATTCTGAGAACAGTGTAGAACTTGCGATGATGGGAAGAGTATTCTGCAGAGTAATTGGTAAAATTAGAAAAGGTGATATGTTGGTCACGTCAAAACAAAATGGTGTGGCAACAGCAAGTGAAGAACCTAAATTAGGAACAGTCATAGGTAAAGCATTACAAAGTTATGACAGAGATGAAATTGGTGAAATAGAAATAGTGGTAGGTAAATTATAATGGCTAAACAGATAATAAACATAGGATCGAGTGCAAACAAAGGTGACGGTGAACCATTAAGAACGGCTTTTGATAAGATAAACGATAATTTTAACGAGTTATATTTAAAAGTTGACAATCTAACAGGTGGTGTTGGGGTAACTGTTGGTGATATAAAAGGTTCTGTATTTGCAGATGATTCCACAGTATTGGTTGACGCTGTAAATGGTAACATACCAGGATACATAAAATTAGATGTTTTAAAAACAGAGGTTGCGGCAAGTGCCGACTTTGCGGCTTTTAAATTAAGAATAGCGGCATTAACATAGGATAGTATATGGCAAACAGGATACCATTAGTAGTAAGTGATAACAAGATAAAAGAATTACCAGTCGGTGATAGTTTAAATCTTTCAGGTAATTCGATTGTTAACGCAACAAGTGTCGCGGCTAATAATGTTAATCTTGGGGGGACAGTCTTCACAGGTTCTTACACAGAACTAACAAATAAACCTACAATACCTACGGACATCAATCAACTTACAGACAGTAGCAATTTATTATCATCAGGTGGTGGAACAACCGTTGTACAAGGTCAAGGTGGTGGTTTAATTGTCGCAGGTGACGACAGCACACAGGTAACAATCTTACCTAGCA